CGGAACAGTATTCGTAAAGGCTAAGATTGAGTCTGACGAATTATTCAATGCAATTAAGGATGGGGAGATAAATGGTTTCTCCATTGAGATTGCAGCTAATATAACACCAACAAATAAAGAAGAAATGACTGAATTTTCATTTGCTAAAGAACTTGGTAAGTTGGAGGCTCAATTTGAGGCTATGACTAACAAGTTCCAAGAGCGTATTGAAGGATTGGAATCTGAGAATGAGATTCTATTATCCGCATTGACATCTTTTGAAGAAAAGTTTGCAGGAGTGGAAGATTTAAAATCCGCTATTGAAATGATTCAAAAGCACATCGAATCTATGGGCGATATGGCTAAAGAGGAAGATGAAGAAGAAAAGGAAGAAATGGCTCAAGACTCTAAAGAAGAAGAGGAAGAGATGAAAGAAGAAGAAAAGTACGAAGCTACTGAGGAAGTAACCGAGGTAGAAGAGAACTTTGAAGCTGAGGAAGAAGTAAACGAACAAGAAGTTGAAGAGGAATTTACTGCACAGCAGACAGAAGAAGTTGTCGCTGAAGAAGTAGATAAGAATATTAACTTTGAGCAGATTACTCCTGAGAAAGTAAACCTTATTAACAAGTTCTTCCCTAGAACTTATTAATACTTTGTAAATTAACTAAACAACGAATTTTTCAAAATAATATAAAATGGCAATTAATTCAACTGACCCTTCAGTACAACAATTAGTATGGGGTGACCGTAGCAGAGATTTGTTTATCGACTCTATGGTAAAATCAGCGGCTGTACTTAACCGCTTCACACTTATCGATGGCGTAAAAGCCAAAGTAAATGTTCCAATCTTTGAAGTAACCGCTAGTGCTTATGGCGTAGGCGATGCTGCTGATTGTAGCTTTACTGACAACCACACAGCAAACATTTCAGAAAAAGAAATGAGTGTTGAAACTTTCACTTGGGGTTTCAAAAACTGTAAGGCTGTATTGGAAAACTCTTACCGTGGTATCGCTTTAAAGAAAGGACAACACAATCCTGAAACAATGGATGTTGAGTTCCGTAATTGGGTATATGACCACTTCGCAAAATTGGCTGCTCAAAAAGCATTGAACTACGCAGGTTCTCAGATATTAGCTGAAATGAAAAATGATGCTGACGTTATTGACTTTGATACTGATACAAACACTACAGGTGCTAAAGTTATCACTAGTGGAAATATCTTAGACATTATGCAAAGTTCTTACGAGTCAATGTCTGACGTTATGCTATCTGCTGTTTACGGTGATGCTGACCGTGAGTTCCGTCCTGCATTTTTCTTAGGTACTGTTGCTTACCAAGCGTTCCAAATCGCTATGGCTGAGGAGTTTGCTTCTTCTATGACATTATCTAGCAGCGATGGTATCGCTAAAGGTGCTATCCCTACTTACTACGGTATGGAAGTTATTCACTTGTCTAGCTTGGCTGCTGACCACTTGTTCGTTACTCCACCAAGCAACTTGGTTATGTTGACTGACGACTACAATGATGTAGCTGCTATCGATAGCGAATACGAAGCTAAAGAAAACAGCGAGTACCTATGGGGTCGCTTTAAGCTAGGCTTCTCTTACTTGAAGGGTAGTGAAATCGTACTTGCTTACGACGTATAATAACTGAATAATAACAAAGGGGAAGGTTCGCCTTCCCTTTTTAATACCTAATAAAAAATGGCTTGTACTGTAAATCTTACTGACATCGATTACTCTTGTGATGACTTGGGTATTGGTGGTATAGTAGAACTACACGTTGCTTCTAAAGCTGCTGCTTTAACCGCAATCACGACAAAAGATGATGCTACTCGTGTTATCTCTGCTGCGGGTGCTGCTTCGGATGTAGTTCAAATTGAATTCCACTTAAAAGACGGATTCTCTGTATTTAGTGAAGTAAAAACTGTAGACCCTACAGGTGGTTTTACCACAGTTCCTACAATTTCTGTAGAGCTTCCTAAGATGGATGCTTCTAAAATTACTGCTTTAGACCAAATGTCTAACGGTCCTAAAGAAATGGTAGCTTTTGTAAAAACTGCTGCAGGTACTCTTCACGTTGTTGGTCTAGACCACGGCTTATATGTGTCTACTGTAGACGGAAACTCAGGAACATCTCGTACTGAGAAAAACCGTTTCCAACTTACCCTAACAGGTGAGGAAGATGGTTTGTCTTACAGCATTGACTCAACTAGTTTCGCAGCTATTACTGCTTAATAGCAATCTTGTAAATTATAACAAGGGGAGTGGAGTAATCCTCTCCCCTTTTTTAATATAAAAAATATATGGCTTTCAACTGCTCGATAATACTTAGCGACATTGACATCAACTGTAACAAGAGAACTACAGGCGGTATCAAGAAAGCTATTTTAACACTACAAAGTGATATTACTATCACCTTCAATCCTTCTGATGAAACTCAAGTTACTAATGTAGACTTGCTTGAATCAGATACAGTTGTATTTGAACACAACAAAAAAGACGGTACTACATCTTTTGGTGAAAACAAAAACACTACAAACGGACTAGGTTTAGTTGCTACAAATATTGTAATCCAATCTCCTGTTGTAGATAATAAAGTAAATAAGATTGACTATATGTCTCGTAGAGAAGACATCGTTTGTGTCTTGTTGCATAATAACGATAGCGTTAGTATCTCAGGATGGATGGATGGATTGACTATGAACTACGAGGCTTCTTCAGGAACAGGTGTTAGTGATAAGTCTTTTGTGAATATTAATCTAAACACAGAAAGCGGAATAGCTTCTTTGTTATTGGATAGCAAATCGGTATTCACTGACCAAACAATTTTTGATTAATGAGTTATTTAACCAATTCGGGTAGCGGCTTTCTTTCTAATGCAGTAACTACTGTATCCAATGTAAAGTCTTACCTTATAAACAAAACAGGATACCTTGTTGATGCTATCAGAATAGGCATTGGTGACTTCGGTCAAAGGGTGTTAGACGATGGTGGTACTGTAGAGGCATCTGCTGAGGCTGCTGCATCGTACAGAGACATTACCAAAGACATCTACGACCAAGCATCTCTCGTGTTGTTTCCAAGTGGATACAAAGAATCTAAGGTGTATAGCCACAAGCCTGTAGATGGTAGCGGAGACTTTACCTATACGAGAGGTACAGATACTGCTACGAGGGTAGGAGCTGATGGATACATCAAGAAGGAAAGAGCAAACCTATTGCTCCAAAGTAATCAGTTTGATACTACTTGGGGTGGAGACCTTAATAAGCGTTCTATAACAAGCGGTTTTTCGGGATACGATGGAACTAATTCCGCTTGGAAATTAGAGGCTATATCTGACAATAATTTTTCATCAATTACTCAATCAGTTTCAAATACGGGAGTTGAGACATTTAGCGTATATGCTAAAGCAGGGACATCCAACTTTTTTAGAATACAGATAACGGGTGGAACAAATACTTCTGCGTCTTATTTTGATTTAAGCGGCAATGGAGCGGTAGGAAATGACTTTAACAATATAGATGCTAAAATTGAATCTATTGGAAATGGTTGGTTTAGATGTAGTGTAATGGGGAATAAAACATCACATACAAATTGTGTAATTTATGTGGTAGATGCTGATGGCTCATCAAATGCTACAACGGGAGCAAATGTTTACATTCAAGATGCTCAGTTAGAACAAGGTCTTGTTGCAACGCCTTATATTGAAACTACCACAGCATCTGTATACGAGGGCTTAACAGATTCTATGCCTCGTATAGATTACACAGGAGGCACACCAAGTATATTACTTGAGCCGAGTAGGATTAATTTGATTGAGTATAGTGAGTATTTTGAAGATTGGGATAAAAATTCGGGAACTACTTTAACCACCAATAAATTCATTTCTCCCGATGGAAATAAAAACGCTACATTGGTAGAATCTCCCTCAAGCGGCAGTAGGGTAGGATATGATGTTGCTTTAACATCGGGTACTACTTATACATTTTCAGTATACTTAAAAAATAATGGAGGTAATACTTCAATAAATATTGGCAGTCACGGAACTACTCAACTTGAAACTATAACAATAGATAACGATTGGAATAGATATAGCACAACATTTACTGCTACAAGCACAACAACAAGTAGCATCCGTTTTGTAAGTAGTGGCTCTAATATTAATATGTATGCTTATGGCGCACAAGTAGAAGAAGGCTCTTACCCAACATCCTACATACCCACTTATAATAGTAGTGCTACGAGAGCTGCGGATGTCTTTAAT